GACAGAGATATAGACAGGGAAGGAAAGGAACAGGGAGTGAAGAGCTAAGGAGCCTTCCCTTGAGGATTCCTACCCTTCCAAGTTTAAAAAACTTACTTCCTGACCCAGCTTCCCCGCCCGCGCGCGCGAGGGACGCCCCAAACCAAGCCATTCCGCCGCCAAACGAGGAAAGCGAAGGCTTCAAAAAATTGGAAGTGGTGAATCCTGTCGCTCGCTTCGCTCGCTCTGCGCCTTGCGGCGCCTCGGCGACCGCAGACGAGAAGCGAGAATTGCTACGCCAGAAGCTCGGACGCTTCGTGAAGGCCACCTTTGCCGAACCCCAACTCAGCGCTAACATGATCGGACTCTGCGGCGGCGATCCAGATCACAACGAGCAGTGGTGGCTCAATCGCCTCGACAAGCTCATGCGCCTGCAAAACTGGGACGATACCAGCGAATGGCGCGCTCAACACCTGGAGCAAGCGGCATGAATGCAACTACCCTCGCCCCCAGCACCGAACGCCGCCAGCACAGCCGCGTCGTCCGCGATCGGGCGCAGATCGCCGACACCGCAGGCCGCATCGGCGTGCCCTGGCGAGCCGAAGGACTGCTCCAGCGCCTCGAACGCAACGGCAGCATCACCGCCGCCCAACGCGCCGCCGGAGAGCAATTCCACGCACTCTTCCGAGCAGCAGCCAGCGACCCGCTCCACGCAACCGATCCGTCCCGCACCCACGTCAGCGGCCACAGGGCGCTCGCACAGCCCATGGGCTCCCTCTGGGCCAAGACGTCGCTGGATCGCGCTATCGACGCCCTCGGCGGCCTCGCCTCACCCGCAGGAAGCTGCGCCTGGCACGTGCTGGGGAATGACTGCTCCATGCGCGACTTCGCACTGCGACGATCGTGGTGCGGCGAAGCCGTCCATCCCCACGTCGTCAAAGGCGTGCTCTTGAGCACGCTCGGGACTCTCCAAAACCATTTCAGGATGTGAATTGTGCTTGACTTGTGCGCTGAAACGCTAGCAATGGTGGGAAGCTGTGTCCGCTTTCGCTAAATCAGCGACAACAAATCGTGGCGGAACGCCAAAAGGCGCTGTACGCGGTGGCCGTAACGGATCGCAACCGGTCTATTCGGAGGCACTGGCCGACGAGATCCTCGATCGCCTCAGTGACGGTGAAAGCCTCGAAGCTATCTGCTCTTCACCAGGCATGCCCGCACCTAGTGCAGTGCGCAAATGGGCAAGGAAAAATCCTGCTGGCTTCGGTGCCGAATACGCTCGCGCGCGGAGCTTCGGGCACGAGCTGATGGCTGACGAAATTATTCAGATCGGCGATAATCCCTGTCTTTTCAATGGGATACCGGACAACGTGCTAGTGCAGCGCGCCAGGCTGATGAGCGAGAACCGCAAGTGGCTGTTATCCAAGCTTCTGCCGCGCCAGTTCGGTGACAAAGTCACCCAGGAGCTGACCGGCGACCCGGATCGGCCGCTGGTTACGATGATCCAGCTCGTCCCGGTGACGCCGAAGCGGCTGCCGAAGCCGGATGGCGACGAGTAACCCGCTTACCAAGCGGTTGCTCTTTCATCTAAACATGGCGGAAACGCTAGGGTTTTCATCAACCAGCGGCGCTGGGGTAGCAAACAGGGTAGCGTCAGCCCCTCGCGCGCGTAACTAAAAGGCAAACCCGATGGCAGCCAACCCGATCGTCGAAGCCCCGAAGAAACCCACCACCACCAAGGCGCCGCAGCCCAGCAAGCCGCCGCTGCACCGCTCCCCCTCGGTGAAGGCAGCCCGGCCCAGGCAGAACCCTCGGGGCCGCTGACCGGGCCGGGCCACCCCCTGACAGGATTGGTTCCATGTCGGCGGCTGACGGCCCCATACCGCATCCACCTTCCCCCTTCACCACCCGATATTTTTTTCCGCAATCCCCCACCACTTTCCGTCACTAACACTTCCACAACCGCCGTCACCACCACCGGAGCCACGCATGTGTCACTGGTTGCCCTTGTCGTCAGCATATCGGTGATGGTGGTGACGGTGACGGCAGGCGGTGCGGTGGTGATACCCTTCACCAGCATGAGCAACTGCACCACGGCGCTGGCCTACGTCCTGAAGCAATCCAGTGTCAGTGCCGCCTTCTGTGTTGACACCAGTCGGGTGCCGGTCCGGTGAGCATCCTGCGCGTTCTCTCCCTGGGAGCGGGCGTCCAATCCACCACCCTGGCGTTGATGGCGGCGCATGGCGAGATCGAGCCGCCGGACTGTGCGATATTTGCGGACACGGGGGACGAGAAGCGGGGCACGTATCGGCACCTTGATTGGCTTGCCGAGCAACTGCCGTATCTGATTGTGCGGGTTAACCGTTTCCCGCGCAGTCTGTCGGCCCACACGCTTGCGCGCTATGCCGGCGAGCCGGTGGGGGCGTTCACGCCTCCGTTTTTCTATGCCGGCGGCATGTTGCCGAAGCAGTGCAGCAAGGAGTTTAAGACCCGCGCGATTACCGGCGAGGTCCGGCACATGCTAGGTTTGGCGCCGGGGGAGCGGGGGCCGCGTGGTACGGCTGTGTCGGTGATGATCGGCATCAGCCGGGACGAGGCGCACAGGATGAAGCCGAGCGAGGTGCCCTGGATTGCCAATTGCTGGCCATTGATTGATGCCGGCATGCGGCGGGGCGACTGTGTGCGATGGCTTGAGCGGCACGATTACCCGGTGCCGCCGCGTTCGGCGTGTGTTTATTGCCCGTTTCAATCCGAGGGTGAGTTTGCGGACCTCAAGAACGGGGCAGACGACGATTGGGGGCGGGCGGTGGCGTTTGACGCCGCGATCCGCAAAGGCGGGGGCGGGACCAGCGGGCCGCTTTTCGTCAGCGTGCAACGAGTGCCGTTGCCTGATATCGATTTCGATCGCCAGGGTGATTTGTTCGGCAACGAGTGTGAGGGTGTCTGCGGGGTATGAGTGCGCAGAGCATCGAGCTTCCGGAGAAGCTGATCCCGGTCTTCAGCGGCGAGGCCCTGTACCGCGGTGCGTGGGGCGGCCGCGGATCGGCAAAGAGCCGATACTTTGCGAATATGGCGGCGGTATACGGCCTTCGCTGTGCGATGGCCAACCAATCCGGCGTCATTGTCTGCGGCCGCGAATTCCAGAACAGCCTTGACGAGTCGTCGATGGCGGAGATCAAGCTGGCGATCGAGAGTGAGCCCTGGCTTGCGGGCCATTATGAGGTTGGCGAGAAGTACATACGGACGCGTGACGGCCGCATCGATTTCAGCTTTGTCGGCCTCCGCAGAAATATCGAGAGCGTGAAATCGACGGCCCGCATCCGGCTCCTCTGGGTGGACGAGGCGGAGCAGGTATCGGAGATAGCCTGGCAGAAGACGATCCCGACGGTACGTGAGACGGGGTCGGAGATTTGGGTCACGTGGAACCCGGAGCGCCGGGCCAGCGCGACCAACCAGCGCTTTCGTGAAAACCCACCCGACAACAGCAGGATCATCGGCCTGACGTACCGGGACAATCCGTGGTTTCCGCAAACCCTGGAGCAGATCCGGCGGGAGGACGAAATCCGGCGCCCGGATCAGTACGGGCATGTATGGCTGGGGGAATTCGCCACCGGGCATGTCGGTGCCTACTATGCCCGCCTGCTGAACGAGGCGAAGGAGGAGGGGCGCATCGGCCACGTCAGCAAGGACCCGCTTCTGCCGGTGCGGGTGTATGTCGACATTGGCGGCACGGGGGCGCGGAGCGACGCGTATGCGCAGTGGGTGGTGCAGTTTGTCGGCCGCGGGGAGGTGCGCGTCCTGGATTATTACGAATCCGTGGGCGAGCCGCTGGCGGTTCACGTCGGCTGGCTGCGGGAGAAGGGCTGGGGCAAGGCGAATGTGTACTTGCCGCATGACGGCGCGACGCACGATCGCGTCTATGAGGTTTCGTTTGAAAGCGCCTTTCGCTCGGCCGGGTTCAGCGTCGAGGTGATTCCGAATCAGGGCCGGGGTGCGGCGCGGGCCCGGATCGAGGCGGCCAGAAGGCTTTTCCCGAGCATATGGTTCAACGAGGAAACGACGGCGAGCGGGCGCGAGGCTCTCGCGTGGTATCACGAGCGCAAGAGCGAGGACGTCAGAGACGTCGGCCTCGGGCCCGAGCACGATTGGTCGAGCCATTCCGCGGATGCGTTTGGGCTGATGTGCGTGGCGTACGAGGCGCCGCGGGGCCGGCCGCGGGTGCTGAAGTATGCGCCGCTGGGGATTGTGTGAATGTGGGAGTGGGTTAGCCCGGCAGGGGAGGCGCTTAAGGCTCGGCAGGACCGGATGGCGGCGAAGGAGGCTATCCGGCGGCGGGCTTTGGAGGCGGTTTTGGAGTGGCGATCGAGCGGCGGGCGGATGACGCAGGCGGGTTGCATGCGCGCTGCCGGGGTTAAGCCGGAGATGTTTCGGAATGCGCTGAATTATTGGCTGGTGCTGGAGCGGGAGCCGGACTTGCTGGCGGCGTTCAGGGCTGGCGAGATGACGCTGGCGGCGGCACGGCATGCTTTTAACGAGCGCCGGCGGGGATTTACCGAGAGCGAGATCATGGGATTGCTGGCATGAGCAGCAGCGACGCGCGGATGTTTGATGCGCTGGCGGCGCAGGTTGCGGCGCTGGAGGCTGGGCGGGCGGAGATCGAGCGGCGGCTGGACGAGCTGGCGGCGCGGGTCACGGCGTTGCTGCCGCGCGACGTGTCGCCCGAATTGTACGGGTCCGAGCCCGATCACGCGGCTGACCGTGAGGCGCGGGCGGCGTTGCTGGCGAAGCGGCGCGACCGCTGAGGCCGGGCTTTGCCTGACGTACTGGAGCAGTTGCAGAATTTGCTGACGGCGTACCCGCAGTTGGCGCAGGCCGGCGGCGGCGTGCCGGGGCTGGGGCAGCCGCAGGCGCAGATGGGGTTATTGGCGCCGCAATCCGACCAGCCGGCGGCACCAACGCTGCCGCCCGAGGCGCGGCCGTTTCTGGATGCGGTGGCGAGTGGCGAGAGCCCGGCTTACAACATCCGCTACGACGGCGGCAAAGGGACGCCGTTCGACAGTTTCGATGATCACCCGCGGCAGTTGGAGCGGATCACGACGGGGCCGTATCGGGGCCAGCGATCGGATGCGGCCGGTCGCTATCAGATGATCAGCACGACGTGGGACAAGGTGGCGAAGCCGCTCGGGTTGCCGGATTTCAGCCCGGACAATCAGGATATGGCGGCGTGGCAGCTGGCCAACAACAGTTACGGAAGACTGAACCAGGGCCGCGACTTGCTGGCTGATCTGCAGGCGGGCCGGCACGACGACGTCGCCCGGGCATTGTCGTCGGAGTGGGCCGGCATAGCGCGCAATCCGCAAGCGTTTGTGCGGAGTTTGCGCGGCGCGTATCCCCCGCCGGGGTCATGAGGTGCGAGGCTTGCCGGGGCAGTGGCACCACTACCGTGCGGAAATTACCCCGTCATTTGCTGCCGCCACGCCCCTGCGCGGAATGCGGCGGCACCGGCATCACTTCGTGCTGCGACGCGGCGGGCTCGGCGCAGCCAGAGCCTGCCCTGAGCCGCGTCGAAGGGCCGGCGTGGCCATACTTTATCGTTAAGGAGCGGCGGATGGCAGTTATGGACATGTTTGCGCCGGTGAAGGGCAAGCCGGCGGTCGATCACGTGCGCCCGCCGTGGCCGAAGGAGGGCAACCCGCGGGAGAACGAGGCGAGCGAGCCGAAGGAAGTGGCGGCGCGGGAGGTCGAGGATGACGCGCGGGCGACGATCGCCAAGGCGCGCGCCGCTAATCCCGGCAAGCGGGTCGTGGTTGCGGGCTGATGCCAATCATCGACAAGGCCGCCGCGGCCAAGCTGAGCGGCAAGGCGAGCGTTGGCGGGTTGTATGCAAAGCCGGCGAACCCGTATGCGGGAAGGTGGCCGCGCAATTTCAATCCGTTCCGGCGGCAAAGTCTGTCGCGCATGATCAAGGGGATAACGATAACCGACGAGCCGTTTCTGCCGCCGCGCGAGCGCAAGCCCCGCTGATGGCCGAGGATG